TTACTCCTTGATTAAGAAGCATTTCAACATCACACATACCCCAATATTCTAATACTTCAAATCTATCTATACCATGTTCAGGTGCATAGTCAGATAGATCATCTTCCCAATATTCTTTATTATAGTTTTCACCAAGAGTAATAACTTCATCAATAATATCAGATTTAAAATAAGGTCTTTTCTTTAAATTACGTAATTGAGAACGTGATAGCTTATGTCGTTCTATTGCAAACTGTGCTTCATCCATATTATTAGAATCAGGATCTGGATAAAAATTCCATACAGATACATGAGAAACTTGTGGTATTGTTTTAAACTCAGGATTATATTCACCACTTTCATCATCCCAATTAGGATACTCTTTATCTACAGCAAATGGTCCTTTCATTATACCAGTACCAAATAATGCCATTTCAAATGCAGTACTACGTAAATGTTTAGACGCAGAAGATTCTTGTAATTGATCTTGTATTTTCTTTTGCATTTTTTTAGCTGCAATCATATCGGGACTAAAAGTAACAGAGGTAGGAGTTCCACCTATACCTTCTTTAACACCTTCAACAGATTCTAATTTATCCCTTAACTCTGGATTTAACATTTCTTGTAATGTTTTAGAAGTTGCACCTTTAGGTAATTCTTTTCCGTCACCTGCATAACCATATGGAGAAGTTAATTCTCCTTCTTCTTTTCTTAATTCAGGTGGTACAGCAGGATCAAAATGTACATTTTCAACTACTCCATCAGGTAATTCTGTAGGATCTATTGTAATTGGAAAAGTATTTTTAGAGAATAGTACATCTACTATTTGTCCATAAGCAGCTAATGTTTTTGTTTTAGTGACTTTAATAAATACTCTGGATTTTTCTGCTTCAGTAAATTGTACATCAGGACCATATATACCACGATAGTTGCGGTAAGCCTTGAGCCATCTTTCTTCATCTTGCCTCCTATAATCTTCAGATCGTTTATATCTTTCTAATATAAAAGGTATAATACTTGAATTATCAGTATCTTCTAAAGCTACTGCTTCATCCTCAATAAATATTTCATTATCTTCTTCAGCCATTTATCTATCCTTAATATCCAAATGTTGCATCTGCTACTGGCATTGATCTTTGAGAGTTAAAGTTAGGATCATAATCAAATATACTAAACCTTGGTCTACTCATTATACCATATCTTAAAGCGTCATACAAGTGGTCTTCTGAATTTGTATCTACATCTTCTGGATTCTTTTTATCTAAAGGTATTGAAGGTATTTGAGCTACAGTATTAACACAGTTATTAAAAAATACTAGTCTAGGTTCTTCTGTAAATTCATCTACCTGTAATCTTCTATGTATTTCATTCTTTCCTGAAACACGTGAACCTTTAGATCTATCAGAAGGACGCCATCTACATCCACGTAATATCATTTGTTCCGCAAGACTTGGACCTGTGTCACCACGCTTATGCCATAGAGAGCTATCCAAAACTCCATACTTAATACTTCCATCACCAGCCTCTAAATTTAATATCATATCAGCTAAATCTGTAGCTAAAACTTTCTTTACATATAGTTCTCTATATATAACAATTTGTTCATTAGGAGCTACAGCAAACCAAAGTACGCCTGTATGAGAACCATATCCATAATCACATGCTCTAAACTTAACCCAGTTACTAGGTATATCAAAAGGTTCTACTACATGTATATTTCTATCAAACTCTGTAAACGCTGCACCTTCTTT